GCTAAGGAGGCGTACCCATTACGGGTACCGAGGGTTCGAATCCCTCCCTGTCCGCCACGATTTCAAAAAGCCCGATTTTACGGGACTTCTGAGATTTCAAAACAAAAAGTGTCAGCCACTTTTGAGGGTTTTCGGCTGACAGTTTAGCTTGCAGTTCCTCACGCTTCTTTATACATCCACATAGCTACAATTAGAATCTTCATGCAATTCAATACTGCCTCCACATCATCACAAAAATCCTCAAAAAGTTAGCCTAATCCTAACAAATTTAAGCTTATTTTCAAGAAAGTTAGGTTATACTTAACATATATAAACAAAGGAGGAAGAAATGGAAAGAATCAAACTTGATGAACTAACACTTGAGAACGTAATCAAAGAAGAGAACTACATCGGTGACTATAACGGTCGACATGTCTACAAAATGGAAGCCGAAGATGGCATAGCATATGCATCTTGCGAGCATGGTGGACTTCGACCTGCGTGGGAAGATCCTGAAGAGATGAGAGACCTTGAAAAACGAGGCGAAATCAAAAGAGGCGATGATGAATGAGGATCGCCTCAAAGAGCTCGAGCAGCTCCTCGGCAAAAAGCCGAGGGCGGCTGATTTGGCACGCTACCTTGGTGTAGCGAGAGCCACGGTTTCAGGCTACCCAGAGAAAAAGCGGGAGCTTATGCTCCTTGGTCTCTGGGTCAAAAAATATCTTGAGGAGGAAGAAATGAGCAATATAAAAAATATAAGAAAATGGATAAGCGGGATGTATGACATCTCGCAGGTAGTCAAAGCAGTGAACGACGCAGCTCAATTCGCACCGGAAGAAGTAGCGGCAGCATATGCGCTGCTCGGTGCAGAAGAAAATGGATATCCGCACGATCTTGATAACATTGAAGCTCAGCTTGAAGCGCTCCTTGATGCCGGTGCCGAGTTTGATTTTTTAAAAGCAAGGGATATAGCAGCAGCTGAGATCAAACAGCCTTCGCACGGTTGAGCCAGCCGTCCTCAAAGCGGGCGAACTTCTCCTTCGCCCGCACCAAACTCTCATAATAGCGAGCCTCCCCCGCGTCGAAGAGGATGTCGAACAGCTTGCCGTTGTAGCCATTGAGTGCCGCCAAAGTCTTTGGTCCCACGATCCCATCTTGCTTCACACCCACAATCTTTTGCGCCAGCTTGATAGCCCTCTCTATCCCAGCATTTACTCCAAAAACGAAAATCTCCTCGGCAATTTTTTGCGACTGCACATCGTAGAGTTTCGCACGGTTCCAATAGTCTCTTCGGTAGATCTTCTTGACCTCTTGCATGGCGTTTGTATTGTTGCACATGAGCGTGGATAGCCTCTTGAGCTGTCCATCATCTGGCTCGCCATCGATGTCCTCGATAAATTTGTAGTTGTCGAGTATCTCCCACAAAATGCTGTCTGGATGGGCTTTTTGATAAATCCCCATAAACGTATACCCATCCTCGCCTTCGTTTTTGTGCAGCCCATCCTCACAATTTGACCACTCCAGCTTCATGAGCGTCTCGAAAGATTTGTTGAAATCAGCCATCTACTGATACCCCCAATTTCTTTGATATGTATTTTTCAAGTGCTGCTATCCCGCGAGTCCCTTGATGCGCAGATATCGCTATCAAAACAGCGTTGAGCGGTGGTGCTACATTTGCGTACTCGCACAAATAAAACGTCACTACGCCCAAAAAGCCGCTTATGACCATATCGCCGACCCACTCGCTTAGGCTAAAATGCTTAATAACTCCAGTACGAAGCTTTCTAACTGTGTGTGCGGTCCCTCCCCACAGCGAGAGAATCATTACCCATAAATACGTCAAAATGTTATAGTTCGTTGGGTCTTTGTGCGGCACGTCTTCATCCTTTTCTACCACCAGCAAATCATTCTGAGCGGAATTCTTGAGTTTTTGAATAGCTTGAGTTGACATCCTGCTTTACCTTTTTTGCCGCCTCCTCGAGTGCCGGCTTGAGTGTAGTCCGAGCTTTGTCATATTGTGTGGCGATTTTATCCATCATCTTGAGTTTTTCTTGCACATCTTTGGGCAAAGCCTCCCAGTTGGCCACTACCACCTGTTTCCCGGCCACATAGATAATTTTTCCAGCTTGATAGAATCTGTCTGTCGCACACCCTGCAAACAGAAACAATACTGCGGCTACAATTGCCACGCCAATCTTCCATTTTTTCATAGAATTACCTCCTTTCCTTTCATTCCAGGGTAGACTTTGTCCTTCCAAAAAGCCTCATAGCCAAACTTCGCAACCGCCTCGTAATACACCCTCGCCAAAGATTTCGCAAGAGGCTTAAGCACAAGCGGCATAGCTTCTACGATGCGATTGAGGTTGTTAATGAAAACTCTATCGGCCACTTTCTTATCCTCGTCTGTCTTCCCGATGTAGTACATATAGTCGTGGATGTTGCATGCCTCTCGAAACTTCCCTTGTGGGATCATTTTTGCCAAAAAGCTACCTTTCGCTCCACAACCATTACAAACCTTTTTCTTTTCCTCTTCAGTCAGCTCCCAATATTTTGGGGGAGCGTAGAGTGTGACTTTCATAATGGATACCTCGGCAACTCAAGATGTATCGATTCAAGCTCTTCTATGGTTGTGATTTGCTCTACCATCTGTTTTTTGTCTACATACCGAAAAGGCAGCTTCACAACGAAACTGTTGCCAGCGCCTTTTATATGTTCAATTACGATTCTACCTATGAACATCTATGTAGCTTAAAGTAAAATATCTAACAATTCATTAACTTTAGTTGCATTTTTTATGGTGTCTCTTAGAGCATACCCTTGCGCTTCTAATGCTGCATACTCTTTAATTTTCGCATCAATAGCTTCAGCCAAAGCGTCTCTCGCTGTAACATCATTTGCTGTTAGTGCCGATAGGTATGGTGTATCCTCTAAAGGCGTGTCTATGTTACTTGCTTTATTTTTCATAACAAGCGCCGCTTCTCTGGCTTTATCTTTAAATGACTGTCTCTCTACCTCTGGGTATTTTTTGAGGTATCTACGATAAAGCTCGTCCATATGTTCTTTCGCTTTTTGAATCTTAAACTCTTTCAAGCAATCAAAAACATTTGAACTCACAAGATACTCATTTGGTATCTCTATAGCTCCTTCTTCTTCTTTATCAATTGTGTAAAGAATTTCCAATGTTTCTTTATCATATTGTACAAATGCCATTTGTTACTCCTTGATTGGTAATGCTAAATTTGTATCAACACCTACATAATCCCCTACTTTTTCACCGGCTGTGCATGTGATTGCGATAGGATAGTCTGGTGTAGTGGCTAAGACTTGTGTCCCAGACAATACATTATCTTTTGCTACTAAAGATGTTGGGTATGTAGATACTGCAGCTCCATTATTTATAATAAACGGTATTGTCAGTATAGATACATTGTTAAAGGCTCTATATGCACCCGATATCAATATATACTTTCCATTTATTTCCGCCATTTGTGGCTGTGCACTGCCTGTTGAGTTCATTATTTCAAACATTTTGTCTGCAAACCAGGCACCATTTATACCTTGATAAAATTTAACTATAATAGATTTATAGTTATAGTTTCCAGATGCGCCGCCTGGGCTTTGATACCAACACTCGTTACATGCCTGGCTGCTTCTAAAAGATATCCAAATATTCCCATCAGCATCTTTGTAAGGCATTGATTTATAATAGTTTTGACTTACAAGAATATCTGCAACACCAAATCCATTTAGTGTTACATCTTTCTTAGCGCTTAATGCGCCAGTGGCGTCATATTCCATCACATAAAGTTTATCCGTTTTTTGCAAGTCTTGAACCAGAATTTTTCCAACATCAAATGAGATAGAAATACTACCTGGCCGGATATCCTCAGCAGAACTACTTGCAATTTGCGTAGATGTGAAATCTGTTGCTGTGGCATCTGTTATAGTGAATTTATAATGGTTTGCATAGTATTGACATACAGCTAAAAATCCACCATTTACAAGGGGAACTACTGCATTGTAGATATAATCATTTACAGATATAGCTGTGTTGGATGTTAGTGAAGCGCTAATATGGGTAGTGTCTATTGTTATTTTATGTAATGTATTAGTGTTTTGTTGATGAAAATACAATTGTGATTGACTGAATGGAAGCCATGTGTAATACCATGGATAGTAACTACCAACAATTGCATTATTTGTGTCTGAATACAGAGTAGTTGTGCTTCCGACCGAAATGGTATTGTTGGCAACATCTATAGTAATTGGTACATAGTATATATAATTTGCATAACTATATGCACTGCCATCATAATATCGTTGTGCCACATTCCAAAATGCCATATATGTGGTTGCATCTATTTGATGAAGATGTGCATATAGTCCTCTATAATAATATGGCGATGATGTACTTGTATAGCTGTCGATCGCTGTTATTTGTGCAACTGCCTGCTTGATACTGCCATCAGCATCTTCATATGAAAGCACTGCATGCAAACGCCACTCATTTGAATAATTTGCATTCCAATATACATTATTAATAAGTGTAAGCACATGTGTATTATCAACTGTATACGAACCACACATAATTGAATAAGTTACTGGTTGTGATAAAGAATATCCAGCCTCCCCAAGAACTTTTGAATTATCTGGAATATATTTACTATAGGCTTGTCCGTCTGTTCCTATAGCTATGTATTCACCCTTGTTTATATCCATCCCTGCTGTAAAGGTAAAGTCTCTCGTTAGAGCAAATTTCTCATTAATGCTCTTCTTCAGGCCACTTATCGCCGCTAATTCAACGCTCATACAAAACTCCTTGTTACTGATGTAAGATTTCCATTTGTGTTATAAGCAAAATCAACTGTGTAAATAACTGTAGTTCCATCGGTATCTGTATAGTCTTGATGGATCAAAAGGTCATTTGCATCGTATGTATTGATACATTTCGCTCCATTTTCAAATATTATAGTGTCAGGCAAGCCATTCGCTCCATAAGTAATGCTTGTAATACTTAGAAACTGAATAAACTCCTCTGGTTGGTCTTTATAAGTTTTTGAGCTGAAAGGCAAATCATTCCAAGCTGTTACGCCATCACCAACCTTGAATTGCCATGTATCTATCTGTAACCCAAGCTCTCCAGCTGCCAAAACTGGATTATATAACTCCCAATTTGTTTTGCTATCTCTTCTTAACTGTATCGTTTGTGCCATCTAATCTCCTTATGCTGCATTGTTTGCCGATCCGCCATCTATAATGGCATCAGCTACGCTGTTTGCCGACCCACCATCTATAACACTCGCTGTGGATGCAAATTTTTTCAACTCATTATCTATCTTTGAACTGCTCCATGTCACATTTGTCCCAATCGCTGCATCGTCTATCGTTCCTTCAGGAAGTTGCGCAACTGCTCCCGCCATGATCGCTTGCGTTTTGAGCATATAGTGCTTAGCCGAGTAATACCCGGATTCAACTTGCACATCCTCGTCTGCATTTGCATAATTTTTAGCAAGTTCCCTTTCTTGCTTCGCATTAAGGTACTCAGTATGCGCCTGATTAGCGGCATCAACTGCCGCATCCTTTGCGCTTATAGTATCTGTCTTAATTTGATCAATCTCTTCGACGGTCTGATTCGCTGTATCTATAAACTCTTGTATCTCTCCAGCAAAAACAATCAAATTCGTCACAAGCGCATTCGTCTCAGGCACAAAGCTATCATTGAAATAATTCAAATACGTATGCACGCTATTGGCAAACGTATCCTTGTCCATCGTCTGCTTATTCGGTACCTGCCCGCTAAAGGGCGTAAGTGTTGGCAACTGTGTCATCATACCACTCCTACTATTGTCGTATTTGCCTCGAAAATCACTGGATTTTCGATAGGCATGCTAAAATCTTCTATATATGCGATATTGGTCATTTCACTAAATCTATCTTTCTCACTTGGAATAAAAAGAACGTTTTTTCCAATGATTTCACCTACCTTTTGCGCCACCACGTCAAAATCTGGTACATCGAAAAGCACTTTTGCTTTGAGCACCCGTACGTGCCCGTAGCGGATCACTTTGCGAGTGTTGGTGAATTCATCGTTGAGTATCTTGCTTCTATCCTCAAAGCTCAACTCCGTTCCCATCAAGGTGATGCCAAGCTCCCTTGCACAACCACTCACGATAGAGCCGATCTTGACATCGCCGCTAAAAGTGAGGCGAAGCTTAGAATTGGGCAGCCACATCAAGCCATCGACAATCACACGAGACTTCTCACGAATTTCGTCATAAAAATACTCGGCAAAACTCGTACACCCAATATCTCGTCCACTCACCTTGATGTCGTCCACCACTTCGTTCGTATCAAGATCGATGAGCTCAAGATGAAGCTGCATAAATTGTGTGTTCACGAGCCCCAATGTATCTCTTCGAGAGAAAGGCAGCTCCATCACAATATCTACCCCAACTGTTTGTGCACCAATCTGCTCATCTGTAGAAAGCATTTTATAGCTATTCACAAACCCCCAATCGACCCACTTTGATGGATCGGATAGGGGAAATACGCCAGACACACCATCTGCTGAACAACGGTAAATAGTTTTCAATTCAGGGACTATCACATAATCACCTGTGTTGTATGTAGCAGCTGGATAGTAATTTGGATAATTTTCATCGACTACGCCACTCAAAGAGAGTGGTGGTTCATAGATAGTTTTTTCATAGAGCATACCATTATGCTCTATACTTAGCTTCTGTGTAAAAGGGCTTACAAACTTCATATTCAATACCTTTGGTTAGACCGCAGTGGTTTCGTATTTTCTGCTATCTGAGATTGATATTTTTGATTTACTGTGCGCAGATGTGCCACCTCTTGGCGAAGCGCACGAATCTCCTCTTTAAGCTCATTCATGGCAAGAGGGTCGTTTGGATTTTTCAAAGGAATCACCGCTTCTGGATAGCCAGCTTCGCCTATCAGCCCGAATGTTGGCTTCGTAACGATCCCGCCATCCGCAAACTTCAAAAAGCTTTGAGCGTTTTGGATAGACCAATCCAGCACGGCTTCGGGCACATCTCCATTGTATGTGCTCTTGTTAAACTGCGTAGCGGCAATCGCCACACTTTCGGCCAACTTGTCTCGTGTGATGTCACCTTTTTTTATCGCTTCTACCCATCCACGTGCATCCTTGTCGGCTGGGCGACCCAATACTTCCATATAGACTTGGTTTACATAAGCAATATCTGGGTCAGTGTTTCCGCTATTTCCACTGCTTGATGAAAGTTTTGTGTAGCTATCGAAATTGATATTTTTTTGAGATTGTGCGATTGCTTGCAAGATCGAGCTTTGCAGCGCTTTGAGTTGTTGTATTATAGGGCTGTCGCTGCCGAGATATTTTTCGTATTTTTCTAAGGAATCCTCTACAAACTGCTCATATTGTTTCTCTATAGTTAGTTTAAGTAATTCTGTGTATCGCTCATATGTTTCGTCTATTTGCTTAAGGCGTGTTTGCAAATCAACATTTGCTTGTACTATCGCATCTTCTATTCTTTTTGTGTTGCTTTTTTCGTCATATCTATCAGCCAAATTGTCCAAGAGATTGGCGATCTTGTTCGTCTTGAACAGATACTCTTTTTGTGTGGAGCTATTTTGCTTGATGTAATCTTCGTAGGCACCCGCATAGTTGAGCAAAGCGTCTATATCTTTACCTGGCTCAACATTATTGACAAGGTCGCCACGCACTTTTGCGAGATATTCATAAAACTTCGTTTGTGCGTATGTAGTATCAGCCAGAGCTTGTATGCGGAGGCTCTCGGCCCCTCTTCTAAGCTGATCTACATAGCGAACAAGGTTTTTGATTACATTTTTTTCGTTTTCAAGTTGTTCTATGCGTTTGTCATATAGATTTTGCGCTTCTTCTATTTCTTTTTGTTTCAGACTGTTTATTGCAGACAACACATCGCTCACATTTTCTACGCTGGCGTTAGCTATCGCCTCTTGTAGTTGTTCGATAGAATCGATAGCATTTTGGTCGAACATGTTAAGAGCGGACTCATATTTTTCGATATTGTTTTGAATTTGATCGCTTATGTTCTCTTGCAGACTGAACAGCTTGTCTACCTTGTCAGTAGACAAGTTTGGATTTGCAACAAGAGCCGACTGAATTTCATCCCATTTTTTAGATTTGATAGCTTCTTGGAGCTCTGTCGGCAACTCCTCAAATATATCTACATACTCGGCAAATACCCGTTGTGTGTCAGGAAGCGCGCGATATTTCAATTCCAGCACAAAGTTTGAAATTGATTGTAGTCGTCTTTTTTCCTCTTCTTGCTGCTTCTTTGTAAGTTCCGTTATCTCTTCTTTCAATTTCAAAGCTTGCCTGACGTCATCCAAAGAAATTGTTATGTCTTTTTTGAGTAATTCCCCAAGCCGCTTCAAATCTCCTTTTTGGATAGCTTCTTGTATAGAGTCAGAAAATTTAGAGAGAATAAAATTGTATTGTTCCATTATGCTCATAGCAGCATATTTTTGCTCTTGGATCAAACGGTCCACTTCGTTCTCTATATCATAAGAAGTAGTATTAAATGTTTGTGCTAATCTCCGCCCTATATCAACATCAGGCAAAACAGGACCGCTGAATGGTTTGGAATGTTCATTTGTAGTATCTTTTGTACTCTCTTGAATCTGTTGTTGTAATCCAGACAAATACGGGCTGAGTTTTGCGAAAAACTCATTTTTATCGAGATGGTTGCCACTCAAATCCGTCCAGTTGTCTCCAGATTGATTTTTGGCAGTATAGAGCCAATCCGCTACGGACGTTGGATCAGACCAGTCTACACTAATAGTTTGTGATAGAACATTGGCAGCCCCTGATCCCAGTATTTGATCTACCGCCGCTTTGATCTGATCGGTCGCTTTTGGCGCTTGGATGGTCTCTCCGTGTGCTTGAGCGTGGATAGTGTCTATCATCGCAAAAGCGCTCTGCGCTTTTTGTGCGAGTGTCAAAAACGCATCACCAAGCCTGTTCAGCGCATCGAGCGTCTGCGGAGTGGGATTGTTGTGGACCACGGCGTCGTAGATCTGCTCGAAATTCTCTGTCGTGATGTCGCCAAAGGACTCCACGTCCACACCTGCGTTTTTGAGCGTATCTTTGAGATCCTCGAAAGAGGTTTTCATCGTCTTGGAGGCTCGCTCCACTTCTATGATCGTATTGCCGTCCAGTCCCATCTGATCCAGTTTGAAGGCTCGAAATCTGTCGTGGAGTTGCAGGACTTGGCCAAAAGCCTCTTGGATCACTTCGTCCACAGACTTTTTCTGCGACTCGGCATAGTCTTTCCAGACTTCGTAGAGCCCGTAGAGCTTTTGCAGCCTCGCTTTGTCCTCTTTGAGGGCTTTCCTGACCCCCTCGTTCGGAGCTTCGGCTATCAGCTTGTCTATGTCTTTCATACGCTTTTCGTATGTCCCTGCTACATACCAAAACGCCTCGGTTCCCCAATCTTTTTCCTTGAGCACACGTTTCGCTCCCTCTTTGAATAGCGTCTCGAATTTGCCGTCGAGGCCCACCATTTTGGCCAAAAACTCTTTGACGACGTACTCTTGAAATTTGTTTTTGTTTTTGTCTACGATGAGCTTGGCTTTGTCGAATGTGAGGATGAACTCCCTATGGGATTTGTCGAGCTCGGTGAGCAGATTTTCGTAGGACCTGAAGTATTCCCTGATCTGCTCTATTTCACCCGGTTTAAGTCCCATGAGGTCCGTTTTGGAGGAGCCATCGAACCAGCTCTTTTTCGTGCTATGCACGAAATCAAAAATCTGATCGAGCTGAGTGGAGTCGATTGAGTGGGTCCACATGAGGCCTTTGTTTTTTACTTTCCACCTGCCGAAAAGCCCGCCTATCATTGACCCTGCAAGAGATCCTACGAGAATGCCGAGCACCGGATTGAGCGCTTCTATCGCAGCCGCCAAGATCCCCCCGATCGCTCCTCCGATAGCCCCGCCGATCGCTGCTTTGGTCTCCGCTCCAAAAAGCATGTCGCCGATCGATCCGATACCGTAGCCAACCGCTGCTCCGCCAAGTCCATAGGTGGCTCCTACGCCCAGATTGCAGGAGAGCGGTGCGCCATTTACAAAGCCGCCCCCTGCGAGGGCCTGAGAAGACCCAGCGAAGAATCCGCCCATTGTGGAGGAGTACGGCATCACAGCGTTGGCCAACTGACCCATGCCAGCCGCTGGAGCGAGAAGACCGCCTCCTGTCGCCACACTCGATGGCAGCCCGCTCACGCTCGATAGATCGATCGGATTGCCGCTTGCGTCGAATGCCTGCACCCGCCCGCCGGCTATTTTGACTTGCTGGCCGAGAGCGTTTTTGAATACCCCGTCACTCACGGCTTGGAAGCCCGCTTGCGTGAGAGATTTGGCTATGGAGATGCCGCCGGCACCTACGGGCATACCGATAGCGCCCATCAAAGCTCCCGAGATGGAGCTGGAGAGATAGCGGGCGAATGGGTTGATGATCGAGCTCATGATGTCTCGGAAGAGCGATCGCAAGAAGTCCTTGAAATCGTGAAACTTGCCAGTGATCGCACTAAAGAAGTTGTCGTCGAACGATTTGTATATGTTTTGCGTAGCTCGGTCGAATGCGGTTTCAGTGTATTTCGCGGTCTCTTTTACCTCTTTTGTAGTGTTTTTGAAGATAAGATTCATGGAGAGTTTGTATTTTTGTGCGCTCGCCTGCCAGCCTCTTTTGATGTCTTCGAAGGTGAGCTGGGTGGCTTTGCCTGTATTTGATAGTGTCTCGCCGAGTTTTTTCGTATGCGTACTTGCCTTTTTGGCCTCCTCAGCTACAAGCTTGAGATTTTTCTGAAACATTTGAGCGAATTGAGCCGCTTTGATCCGCCCGTCAGTGATGTGATGGGCAAGATCCACGATCTCGTTTTTAGTGCGTTCAATCTCTTCGCTTACTCCTCGAAGCTCTCTCTTTGCAAATGGGGCGATTTTGTCTACGCCGAGCTTCTTGCCGATCCACGTATCTGCAAAATCGTTGTTTAGACCGATGAAATAGTTGAATATATCGG